TGCCGCTCTAGTTTGATTGAAACTAACATCCCTTTCGAGATAGTGCTTTTAGCTGATCAACGCCTCTACACAGACGTATGAGGAAAAGAGTCTTAATAGACTCCGCCTGGTATTAAGTATTTGTCAATACCAATTAAGAGCATGCCTAACATCATGCCCCAAAATATTTCATTAATCCCAATCATTTACGATCCTTTCATAGGGGTCATGGTCAGTTTAGCATACTCGTTAGTATCATGTAGCCGGCGAAAGTAATTAGCCGCCTGCTCATGAGCAAACCCGGAAGCAAACTCTTGCAGTTCATACTCGCCGTCTTTGTAGAGGTAAGCCCGCACTGTGTAATATTTATTATTAGTCATGTGGTATCTCCTTTGTTTATACTATTATGATTTGTAGTTACGATCCTGTAAACCAATCTTTTTAGCACCTTTATTCCAGGCACCTGATTTACCATGCCATGTTTTGAAACGTGTCTTTGAAGGCTTACATTTGGTGATCTCGCCACCATCTTTTACAAAGCTTTCAATCATTTTTTGAATATCAGGATTAGTCATGTGGTATCTCCTTTGTTTATACTATTAGTATGTCATATTACGTTTCATTTGTAAACCCCCTTTTTTCATTTTTTTGGTTTTTTTTCTCATATAAATATGATAGAATAGATTAAATAAGGAAGAGTGTATGCCCACTTTGAATCCCTCTATATCCGTAGATGTTAGTAATACCACTAGCGTATCTGGGTTAAATAATATCAACTATCTACAGCCTACATCTTTTAGGCTTACGATTGACCGTAAAAACTTTCCTAACTTAGAGTTCTTTGCGCAGACAGTGCTGCATCCTAATCTTAGCCTTAATCCAATTGAGGTGCCATACAAAAGAATCGGATCAATACCTTTTACAGGTGATAAACTAATCTATTCAGAACTAACCTGTATGATCATTGTGGACGAAAACTTAAATTCATACACTGAAATGTATAACTGGATGAATAGACTGGTGGAGATTAACGAGCGGTCACCGACACAAAGAAACGCTAACTTGCCGCCGTCATACTCGGACATTACATTATCAATCCTATCGAGCCACAATAACACGGTTCGAAAAATTAAATATATAGATTGTCTACCAACAAACTTGGGAGATATGACTTTAGAATCTACGTTGAGTGATAACACCTTTATTACATTCCCTGCAACATTTAGATTCTCTACTTTTGAACTAAGCTAAATAGCACTATACAATATGGAGTTTATATTATGGATCTGCAAAGCATTGTAGAGCAATGGCAGGAAGACTGCTCAATTGATAACAGTAGATTGGCGGAGGTTTCTAGGGATACGCCTAAGCTTCACGCCAAGTACTTACAACACCTATCTTTAGCAAAACTGCAGTTAAAACGCTCGGAGGCATCCCAAAAAGTGCTGCTGAAGGACAAATGGTTATATTACAATGGAAAGATGGACCAAGAAACTATAGAAGCTAAAGGTTGGGACTACGATCCATTTAACGGATTAAAAGTATTAAAAGGTGAGATGGAATATTATTATGACGCCGATCCCGAGATACAACGGTCAGAAGAAAAAATCCAATATCACAAAACGGTGGTTGAAACCCTAACGGAGATAGTCGACTCACTAAAGTGGCGGCATCAGACAATTGGTAATATTATTAGATGGAAACAATTTGAAGCAGGTGGTTAATGGCTGATTTAAATCTTAAACTTTTAGACTATAGTATGCTGCACGTAGACTGTGAGCCGGGTGTTGCTAAAGAACTTTCAGAGTACTTTAGCTTCTATGTACCAGGTTATAAATTTATGCCGGCATATAAGAATAGAGTTTGGGATGGTAAGATTAGATTATTTAATCACACGACACAGGAGATTTCCGCAGGATTGTATATCCAGATTCATAAGTTCTGCGCTGAGCGTAACTACACCGTTGCCAAAACTGAGAATCCTTCGTATGGTATACCCGGAGAAACATACAAAATTCCTGATTGGGACCAATGGCTCGACAACGAGGTTTCCCATCAATTACCCTTTCCGCCCCGCAACTACCAAGAAGAAGCAATAAAGGTAGCATTAAAATCTTCGCGGGCAATCCTCTTGTCTCCTACAGGTTCTGGTAAATCCTATATTATATATCTAATAATGAAGTACTATATGACTGTGTTGGAGGATAAAGGTAAAATATTAATTATCGTACCAACCACTTCTCTTGTAGAACAAATGTACTCAGATTTCGAATCATACGGAATGTTAGTTGAAAAGGCATGTCATAGAATCTATTCCGGTAAGGATAAGACTACTGATAAGCATGTGATTATTTCAACATGGCAGAGCATTTATAAATACCCTAAGAAATGGTTTGAACAGTTTGGTATGGTTATTGGCGACGAGTGTCATGGATTTAAATCGAAGTCACTATCATCCATAATGAATAAAGCTACCGAGGCAAGATATAGATTTGGTACAACGGGAACATTAGACGGCACACAAACACATAAGTTAGTTCTAGAAGGATTGTTTGGACCAGTTTATAAAGTAACCACTACTAAAAAGCTACAAGACGAAGAGACACTAGCTCCGCTAGATATTAAGGTTCTTTTATTACAGTATAGTGAAGAGGTAAGAAAAGATTTTACAAAGAAGACATATCAGGAAGAAATTGACTTCATTATTGGAAATGCTGGTCGTAATAGGCTTATCCGCAATTTGGCTTTGGCTGCTAAAGGAAACACTCTCGTTTTATTTAATCGTGTGGACGCTCATGGAAAGCCCTTATATGAAATGATAAATAGTAAGGCAGCAGAGGGACGAAAGATATTTTTTGTTTCTGGTGAAGTTGCTACAAGCGACAGAGAATCTATTCGAAAAATAGTCGAGAAACAAAAGGATGCTATAATCGTTGCATCTCTTGGGACTTTTAGTACAGGCATTAATATTCGAAACCTACATAACATTATATTTGCAAGCCCAAGTAAGTCCCAGATTAAAGTATTACAAAGTATTGGCCGTGGCCTTAGGGTCTCAGACGACGGAAGAGAAACAAAACTTTTTGACATTGCCGATGATCTGCATTGGAGGTCTAAGGAAAATTATACGTTAATACATTCCGGCGAACGTGTAAAGATTTATGAAAAAGAAGAGTTTAAATTTAAAGTAATAAAGGTTGATATTGATGACTGATTTTAGACAATTTAAACTATCGAATGGTGATGAGATTATCTGTGAAGTAATCCAATGGCCTGATGATGATGATGAAGAAATGATTGTCCGGAAGGCAATGGTATTAAAAGCCTATGATGACGATCATAAAGGAATAAGATATTATAACTTCAGTCCTTGGATAACTATGCAAGATGATACGGATGGATTTCTTTCATTAAATTTTACTCATGTTCTTGCTGAGATTATTCCCAGTGATAAAATGATTAGGCACTTTATTGAAGCCGTAGAGACTTCTAATCTAACTCCGGAAGAAGTACAAGCAAAAGTCGATGAGTATTTTAATAAACTAAAATCAATGGTTGAAGGATCCGAAGATAGTGATCTTTCGAACGTAATAGAGTTTAGTCGAGATAAAACTAAGCTACATTAACGATGTATCTAATCCTTCCCAAAAATCCTTAATTTATTATATCGAATATTGAAATTTTGTAAATCCCCTAAATGTGAAAAAAGATGGTTTACATTAATTTATTTTTACGATAGAATAGTGTGAACATCAACAGGAATTTATTATGAGCAAAGCAAAAAAGAAAAATCCCCACTACGTAAACAATAAAGAATTCTCTCAAGCCGTTGTCGACTACTGTATTCATGTGCGAGAATGCCGAGCCACAGATGACCCACCCCCTAAAGTACCAGACTACATTGCCCGGTGTTTCTTGCGTATTGCTGAGGGCCTATCCCATAAGTCGAACTTTATCGGCTACACCTACCGGGAAGAAATGGTAATGGATGCTGTAGAGAATTGCTTAAGGGCTATTGAGAACTACGATCCGGATGTGGCTACACGTACCGGTAATCCTAATGCCTTTGCTTATTTTACCCAGATCTCTTGGTACGCATTCCTACGCAGGATCGCAAACGAAAAGAAGCAGCAAGAGATCAAGATGAAATACCTTTCACAATCCACTTTAAACGAATATGCTTTAAATGGTCAAGACGATGTTGCTAACGATATTGTAAAGAACTTTATCGATCAGTTAAAGAGTCGCATCGATAAGGTAAAGGAAAAAGACCAAGACTTTAAAACATATGCTTTAGAGGAAAAGCGTAAAAAACGAATTTTTAAGGTAGATTCTGATCTATCACGTTTTATGGAAGATGATTTATGAAGCTGGCAATTTTAAATGACACTCACCTTGGTATCCGCAATAGTTCTGACGTATTTCTCGATAATGCAGAGAAATTTTATTCTAATGTATTGTTTCCTTATCTTTTGGAACATAATATTAAGCATATTGTGCATCTTGGTGATT